GTCCCAGTTTCAACCCAAGTGTCCGTGGCCACCCCCGCGTCCATGTCGAGCGAAGCCTGCATGAGCATGATCGTATCGCGCAAATTGTTCAGGTCCACGATGACCGACGACTTCAGCTCATCGAAGGCAGCCTGCGATACGCCGCCCGCACCCGAGCCTCCACCACCCAAAGCTGCGGCCAAACTCGCGAGCGAGACGGAACGAGTAGTGGCGTGGCCACCAGTCGGATGGAAAACCGGCACCATGTCGGTTTCTGGCACCACTTCTTCTGCCGTCAACGGAACCGCGTAGCGCAGATCATCTAGGATAGCCATTACTTTTCCTTTCTAACAACGACGTTAAGACACCGGCCGATTCACGTCGGCAGAGAGTTCAATCGTACCTTCGTCAAAGCGAGTCACATCTCCATCGTCGGGGGCGATGAGTTCCATGTTCCACACCCCATAGTTTTTCGGGAAGTTCGTAGTCTGGGTGTCGGTCATCACCATGTCGATAGTACCCTCGACCCCGCCCAGCGTAATGCCGCTTACCCGGGTCAACTCCAGCAAAATATCCGCTGCGCTGGCTGAAGCCCGGAACTGCATCCGCGCCGAGAACCCAGTCAAATCCTTGGGTGGGCGGTACACCAGATATCCTCCGGAAACGTAATCGGAGAATTCTGAAGAATCAACTTCTACAGAAAAAGTATCCGGGGTTAAAACGTGCGCCAGAATCCGGTTCTTCGTATCAAAACTCGGATTGCCACTGGAGTCGAGCGTATTCAGCTCCCCCACGTCCAGCAGCGCCACCGGAATGTCCGTTGCGGGCAACCCGTGCGCCGTAGCAGTTATGGTCGTGTGAAAACCCTTCGTTATCGACGCGATCGGCTTTACTACGTCCGCACCGTCGTACCAGACCCACCCTTTGCGGAAAGTCGCGCCACGAGGAACTTTCAGTTTCGTAGCCACTAAATTCCCCCGTATAGAATGGCAACTGGCGCGTGCTTGTAGAAAACGTATTCCTCTTTCACATAAGAGCAGTAGGTACGGAACGCCGCCCCCGATCTCTCCGATGTCTGCGCATCGTAGGTCTGTGAATCCTGCTTCAGGTACGCCAGATACTTCATCCAGTCCACTAGGCACACGTGGTGCTTCGGGTCGATCTCGATTTCCTGATCTACGTCGGTAATGTCTTCCAGCGGCAGGCGAAACACCAGCAAATTCACTTCGTCGTCAGCTCTTGGCGTGTAGTCCCAGCGGACCTTCCCCGGCTGCAGGCCAATGATCATTCTGCTGATGGTTCCCTGCTGGTTGCTCCACTTGTGAATATCCGTGTGATTTCGGATCTGCAGCTCGCTTCCTGTCGAGGCGAGAGTAGCAAGCCGAAAATGTTTAATGGATCGGTGGACATCGGAAAAGATTTCTCCCATAACCACTGGGACAGTGCACACGGAGGGGGTGGTCGCGTCATATATTCCATCCGTCAAGCGGCAGAACATTTGCTGCGCTTCGTTCATGTACGTGATGCACTCAGGCGTGGTCCACAGATACGGCGTAACGTCATCAGCAACCTGAGCGCGGAAGTACTTCAGAAGCTCAGTCGAATCCATTACACGTGCTCTTCTGCCGTCTTCGAGTCGTTGTACTTCTGCCACATCTCGTCACGCTCAGCAGCAGAGACCTGAAAATCGACTATGTCCTCGACTTTCTTGATGTGGGGCAGGCCGCTCGCCAGAAAATCTTCACGGCGACCGCGGGCAATGAGACTTTCAAACGCTGTGAAATACTTCGCCTGCCGCTCTTCTGCAGTCAGCGAAGCTGCGGGTGCAGGAGCCGTAGGAATCGGATCGAGCGACGCTTCGAGAGGAATCGACGGAACTGCTCCGATCGCAACGGCCATGGGTACGCAGACATTCGGCACCCACGTTACTTCGCCCTTTTTAAACTCGATTACATGACCCGTCGTAGTGGCCATCGAATGCGTGCGGTGCAACGAAAACCAAGGCATGGGTATTTTCTCCTCTTGATAAAATTAGGGCGGCGAAAACCGCCGCCCTAAGGTACAGCCACAACCACACAGGAGCTTAACTGGGGGTCGCTTCCATCACCTGACCGTCCTGCTTGTACAGCACGTTGATCCGGAACCGCCCGGCGGTGGCGTTCGCCACCGTTGAAGCGATCGTCATCCGGATGTTTGCGCCGTTGTTGCAGGCCAGACCACCGAGGTAGCTGAGCGTCAGCGGCAGGTCCGTCCGCGTACCGGCTGCCGTCAGCAGCGACGTAGCGGCAAGAAACACCGCATCATTACCGGCAATGCCGAGTTTTACCGTGTAGGCGGTAGGACCGACCCCTTGAGTCTCCACTACGAGGCCGCCGCCGAGGAGTTGAGAACCGACCGGCATGTTGATGCAATCGAGAATGATCGCATCGTTGAAATTACTGCCGAACGTTTTCGTAACGCCCGTAACAGCATCGACCGCCGTATCGTTGAAGTTCCAAATGAACTCCGCCGATTTGACGTAGCCGCATCCGCGAGTACCGACAAGCTTAGCCATTAGGCACCTCCGACATAGACATTCATCACGCCGAAGTCTTCAGTCGTCTTTTCATACTGACTGTAGAACACCGGCTTCTTGTAGCCGATGATCTTCGACACTGAAACGCCCGACTGATTACCGTAGTCGAACTCATCTTCCACCCACTCCGGGTTGCCAAGGTCGGCCATGCCCAGCGCCTGCGCCCCGCAGAAAATAATCGAGCTGCCGTCGATCGCACCAGCCGCGCCCCACTTCGAACCCGAAGCCGACAGGCGCGTGTTCGGTACGTGACGAAACTCGTGCAGATAGATGCCGTCGATCTTGACGCTCGTACCGGTGAAGAGATTGTTGTTGTCTCCTCGCGGCTGCGCATAGCGCAGGTTGTCACGATACGTCGCGTCGAGCTTGAGCTTGCCCATCGTACCCGGAGTCAGGAACGCGTGATACGTCTCTTCGCCGCCCGACTCGTTCACACCACGGATGTAGTGATCCTTCGCGTAAGCCTTGAGCCCCACGAAAAGTTCCCACGTCGGCAGGTCGGTCGCGACGACAGCGCTGGTACCCGTGCCCCACTCGATCTGCAGCGTGGCTTTGTTCCACCGGCCATAGCGCTTCGCGGTCGGCGCGGTTACATCCGACGCGAATTCCAGATACTGCAGGTCCGAACCAACGCGCGCCGTGCCGATAGCGTTGTTGACGAAGCTGTAGTTGATACCACCCAGCGTCAGAAACGCCATCTGATCGATACGGTCTGCCAGCCAGTACGCCAGCACGTTCTTGGAATTGTTGCGGAATTCGACGATGGACTTCTGGTCGGCCATCCGACCTTCAATCCGGTTCGCATGACGCAGCTGGTCGATGCGAATCACTTGGTCGTACGTCTTCATCGCCTCTTCGTTGCCTTCCAGCGTACGGTCACCTGCAATACCGTCGCCTTCGAGATCCGCGAGGAGGGTAATAACTGCGCGTGCGCCCTTTTCCGATTTCTTCAGCTCAGTGATGTGCTGAACCATCGAATTGGGGCCGCTACCGAGGAACTTGTTGATGAACGAGTAGTTTCTGGCCTGCTTCCACAGGTCCATACTCCAAATCGTCTTCTGCTCTGTGGTGAGCAGTCCAAAATTGGTGAGAGCCATCTGGCTAACTCCCTAAAAAGTTAATTGGGAAAACTCTTTAAGTCGTATAGTCAGACGCGGCTATCAGCGAGTACGCCTTTTTACGTCGATGCGTAGGACGATACCTACTTTTTACGGATCTTTTTTTGGCGTGTCAAGCTCGCCATACAAAAAAACATTGAGGGGGATGATTGCGAGCTTCGGAGCGATAATTGCAGGCCCACTGTAGTTACAGTACATCTCTTCGTTGCCTTCTAAGCAGAAATCGTCCCTTAGCCCAGCTGGGGTCCCGAATGAACTCAAATCCATCGATTTTTACCTCCAATTTGACCGTACGTTGCCCCGAAAGCGCCTCAAAAGCGCTTTTTTCCAATTCCGACGAAAACCACTCAATTAAGGCGTTTTTTGCCTTTTCCCGAGCGTCTATAGCGTATCTCCGCGCAATTTCGCCTTCACATCGTCGCCCAGCTCCGAAAACTCCTTATAATTCATGCTCATGACTGTTTTTGCGTCCAAACCGCCGCCACGCTTGTCGTGATCGAGCCCAAGGTCCTTGTTTGACGCCGGAGTCTTCTTCGAAGCGTCCAAATTCCGCTCCACAGCCTCTTTTTTGCGAATTGTCGCAGTTTCCTTCGATTTATCCGGTTTGTCCTCGACCGGACGCTCCAATTTCGACGTTCCAACCGGCCCACAGATCTTTTTCACCGCCCGCGCCAGCGCGGCAGACGGAGCAAGCCCCAAATCAGCCTGATAACCACGCATCAGCGCGCGGACCTCGTCCACTTCCTCTTGGTTGTACTCGTCCGCTTCCGGATTCAGCACCGGATAGTTGGCTTCAAGCATGGCGACCACGTTGTCGTAGCGAATTTCCTCTTTCGCCATCTCCTTCGCCTGCAGCACGCGCTCTTCCGCCTTTCGGTCCGTGATGGCCGACTGCAGCTCCATGATTTTGTCGTCAATTTCACCGGCCTTGTCGAGCGTGCCGTCCGACAGGTGCTGATTCCGCTCCTTGACGAGCGTCTTGAGGTACGCCTGCGCGCCTTGAAGATCTTCCGAGTACTGCTGAACGGTGAGGCGACCCTCCAGCTCCTTGGCTCGG